ATCATAAGGGTAATAAGGGACCCGGGACAAATCTTAAAGGAAAGGCGGTGGGAAAATGCCGACAAAATCGAATAATACCGGCGGTCAGGGCGGCAGAAGACCCGGTGCCGGAAGAAAGCCGAAAGGCGTAGCTGAAAAAGCAGCAAACGGAAATCCGGGCGGAAGAAAACTGACCGTTCTGGATATCCCGGATATGGAAGGAACAGAGATGCCAAAGCCCGATGCTATCCTCTCTGCCACACAGAAGGACGGAACAACATTAAAGGCTGCGGAAATATATGAGGCGGTGTGGCACTGGCTTGAAAACTTAAAAGCCACAGCTTATGTCTCTCCCCAGGTGGTTGAGCAGTATGCCATGTGCAGAGCCAGGTGGCTGCAGTGCGAACAGATGACGAATGAACTCGGATTTCTTTCGCGTCATCCCACAACAAATAAGCCGATAACATCACCGTTTATCAATATCGGAATCAATTATATGAACCAGGCAACCCGTCAGTGGGATGCCATAATGCAGACCATCAAGGAGAACTGTTCCGTGGATTTCACAGGAGCAAACCCTAATGATGATCTGGAAAAAATACTTCATCAGAGAAAAGGAGTTTGATCATGTACGAAAAAGTAAACCCGTGCCATCCGGATAAGCTTGCTGACAGAATTGCCGGTGCGCTTGTGGATATGGCATACAGAAAAAACGAAAACGCAAGGATCGCAGTTGAGGTCCTTATTGGGCATGGAAAGTGCCACATCATTGCGGAGACTTCGGCCTCTCTTAACCCAAATGAGGTAGCCGGTGCCGTCAGCCGTATTGCGGGAAATGTAGAAGTGGATTATGTGGAAGCTGCCCAGGATGTGCATCTTGCAGACAATCAGAAGGATGAGATCCGCTGCGGCGATAACGGCATTTTTAAAGGAATGCCGGTGACAGAAGAACAAAAGAAGCTCTCGGATATTGCACACGATATTTTCAAAGCCTTCCCTGCAGACGGAAAGTACATCCTTGATAAGGAAAGACTTATCATCTGCCAGAGCAATGCGGAAAGAGAAAACCTTTACGATTTGTTCCCGGAAGCTGAAATCAATCCTATCGGGGACTGGACAGGCGGCCCAAATGTCGATACCGGAGCCACGAACCGAAAGCTCGGTTCTGATATGGCAGACTCCGTTACAGGCGGCGGTCTTCACGGAAAAGACCTCTCGAAAGCTGACGTATCCGTTAATATTTATGCTTTCCTTAAAGCACAGGAAACCGGAAAGCCGGTAGAACTTTGCTGTGCCATCGGGGATTGCGAAATTGACGGAAAGCCGTACAGTGAGATCGTTCAGATCGCAAAAGACTATATCAGTTCAGTCGGCGGATTTGAAAAGTTCGCAGAATGGGGGCTTGTATGAAAACAACCACAGAGATGAAGCTTGTTTCGATAGATAGGCTTGTTCCATATCAGAATAACGCAAGAACGCACAGCCCGGAGCAGATCAATAAGCTTCGGGCTTCTTTACGGGAGTTCGGATTTATCAACCCTGTCATCATCGACAGAGACTACGGGATCATTGCCGGACACGGCAGAGTTTTAGCGGCCCGTGAAGAAGGCATAACGGAAGTTCCGTGTGTATATGCCGACCATTTGACCGAAGCACAGAAAAAAGCGTATATCATCGCCGACAACAGAATGGCACTTGATGCCGGATGGGACGAGGAGCTTCTGCGAGTTGAAATCGAAGCACTCCAGGCTGAAGCCTTTGACCTTGCTCTTACCGGTTTTGACGAGAAGGAACTTTCAAAGCTTTTTGACGGAAACGAAGTAAAAGACGATGGCTTTGATGTCGATGCCGAGCTGTTAAAGCCGTGCTTCTCCAAAGCCGGGGACATATGGCATCTTGGAAGGCATACCGTTATCTGCGGTGACACCACAGACCCTGAAACCTACAAGGCGCTTCTTGGCGACACCAAAGTAAACCTTGTCTGCACCGATGCTCCGTATTTTGTCGACCTTGACAGCAAGTCCGGCAAAATCGCAAACGACAACTTAAACGATAATGAAGCCTACAAGTTCCTTATGAAGGCGTTCACCAATTTCAGAAATTCAATGGCGAAGGACGCTTCCATTTATGAGTTCTATGCGACCATGAAAGCACGTGTCTTCTACGATGCATTTGAGGATGCCGGTTTTAAGGTCGGTGCGGGACTCATCTGGAAGAAACCGAGAGCACCGCTTATGAGAACGGACTGGAAGTTCAATTCCGAACCTATCATATGGGGCTGGAGAAAAGACGGAAAGCATATCTGGTACGGTGATCAGAAACAGACCAACGTGTTTGAATTTGACAGCATCAAGGATTCGGAAAAAGAAGGCTGCGGTCATCCGTCTTCAAAACCGGTTCCGCTGATTGCCTACCTTATAAAGCAGTGCACCATGACAAACGGACTGGTGCTTGACGGTTTCCTTGGCTCTGCATCAACGCTGATTGCCTGCGAGGAAGCAAACCGCATCTGCTACGGCATTGAGCTTGAAGCAAAATTTGTGGATGTCGCTGTCGAAAGATACCGCTTCCATAACGGCGGTCATACGGATGATATCTACCTTATCCGTGACGGCAGGAAAATGACCTATGAAGAAGTAAAGGCGGCTATGGAAACGGAGGAAGACAATGAGCAGTAAGCTGACCCTCGGCAGTCTGTTTGACGGTTCGGGAGGCTTTCCGCTCGGAGGACTTCTTTGCGGCATTGAACCTGTATGGGCATCGGAAATCGAGCCGTTTCCCATAAGGGTCACGACAAAAAGACTGCCTTTTGTTAAACACTACGGGGATGTTTCCAAAATGGACGGCGGAAACATCGAACCCGTGGACATCATAACTTTCGGAAGTCCCTGCCAGGATATGTCCGTGGCGGGAAAGAGGGATGGTCTTGACGGTTCAAGGTCATCTCTTTTTTATGAAGCCGTCCGCATTGTAAAAGAAATGAGGTGCAAAACCGATGGAAAATATCCAAAGTATATCGTCTGGGAAAATGTCCCCGGCGCTTTCTCTTCCAACAAGGGAGAAGACTTCCGCTGCGTCCTCGAAAGCATCTGCAGGATCTGCGATGAAACCGCAGCAGTTCCTTCTGCTGACAAATGGCAGTCAGCCGGAGAAATCGTGGGAGCTGATTACTCCATCGCCTGGAGAGTGCTCGACGCGCAACACTGGGGAGTTCCCCAAAGAAGAAAACGTATCTACCTTGTCGCAGATTTTACAGGCGGGTGTGCCGGAAAAATACTCTTTGAGTCAGAAGGCTTGTCTGGGTATTCTCAGGAGAGCTTCAGAGCGTGGCAAAGAACTGCCGCTGATTTTGCAGAAGGCACTGGAGCAGCAGGCAGAGAGGATGGCAGTTTAGTTCTCTGCGACCAGGGCGGAAACCGAATGGATGTGTTAGAGGAAAAAACATCCACGCTTCGAGCCGAAGCACATCATCCGCCTATCGTGATCGAAAACCATCCTGCCGATTCAAGAGTAAAAATCTCAAAGGACGGCATTGTTCAGACCTTAAGCGGCAGGTGCGGTACCGGCGGAAACAACGTACCGCTGCTTCTTAAGATCCGAAGCGGATGTGAAGGCGGAGGCAAAGGTGCGCTTATCCAGGAGGATAAATCAGCTACGCTTTCCTGCAATAACGATCAGACGCTTTTCGAGCCGAAGGTTTACGGTATCTGCTCCAAAGGCAGCAATGCCATGAAATCGGATAATCCGAAGAGCGGGTTTTACGAAGCCGAAACCACAAGAACCCTTGATGGCAACGGCGGAAGACCGGACTGCGCACAGGGCGGAATGGCTGTTGTTTCCATTGAAGGAAACGGCACAAGACCTTCCCATAACGGAGACGGCTGGTCGGAAAAGGATGTAAGCTACACGCTTAACGCAACCGAACAGCACGGTGTTGCATACGGCATTGGAAGAGATGCTTTCAACCAGGGACAGAACGCAAAATACAAACCTGCGGTCGAAGAAGAACTGCAGCCGACGATCGTTGCAAAAGGTCCGGGTGCTGTTGCAGAGCCGACGTTTTCATCTTCCAAGGCATCATTTTTTACAGAAGCTGCCGAAGATATGGCAAACACGCTGGTTGCAACTGATTATAAAGACCCTCCAATCGTAAACGACAGATCGGCGGGAAACGAGGAAACCGAACCGGATTATATCGTCCGCCGTCTTACACCGACAGAGTGCGCAAGGCTTCAGGGTTTTCCGGACTGGTGGTGCAGTGACCTCGGTACGGAACATCCGACAAACGAAGAGGTCTATGAATGGTATAAGATCTTTGAAACCCACAGAGAGGTTACCGGTTCTTCAAGCAAGCCGAAAACGGAAAAACAGATCCGTGCTTTCTTAAAAGACCCGCATTCCGACTCTGCGGAATATAAGATGTGGGGCAACGGCGTGGCGCTTCCGTGCGTGTACTTTGTCTTGTCAGCTATAGCCTGGATGCACAGTAAAACCTCTTAATATTTGTGCAGCTTATTTTCACAAATAACTTGCAATCAGAGCGGTTTAGAGTGATTAATGTACTACCAAATTGAAGGAGGTTTTACACC